GCGACTATCGCCAATGGCGCATCAGTCTCAGAAACCATTGACTGCAACGCCAGGGCATTTCTAGGCTTTGTCGCCCCAGCAGCATGGACCGCAGCAGCACTCAACATCGAGGCGTCAGTCGATGGAGTGACTTGGATCACAGCCGGTCTATTTGGCAGTGACAGTGCGGCAGTTGGTTCATGGGTAGCGCTCACGGCAGGCGCAGGATACACGGCAGACTTGAATGCGATGATCCCGTATCAGTACATTCGGCTGCGCTCAGGAACATCCGGCGTTCCAGTCGCTCAAGGTGCTGCGCGAGTTTTCCAAGTCATTCAGCGAGCACTCGAATGAGCATCCTACTGCGCGGCAAGAAAAGCCTATCGCAGCTTGCGCGAGCAATTCTCAAGAGTTTCGGATCTAACGCCAGCAGCTACCCCTTCTCCACCCGTCAAGGCGCATACCAGACCAGCGCAGGCCCAGCAGCGATAGCGGTGAATGATCCGATTGGGCTGGAGTTGGATGCGATGGGGACGACGGTTGGGCCGGAGTTGGTTACGAATGGTGACTTCAGCGCCGGGACTACTGGGTGGACAGATGGGACAACTGCAACGCCAACGGTTGCTGATGGCGTGCTGACAATCACTAATACTGGCAGTGGGGTTACTGGGTGCGGAAGGGGTTTCGCTACAGTAGTTGGGCAGACGTATGTCGTTAATGTTGACTGGACTCAAGTCTCTGCGACGACAGCGTATACCGGAATTGACTCAACAAATTTAGCTTGGGGCACATTGCTTCTGGATCTGACAACGCTAGGGCAGGGGAAGCGTCAGGCGATTTTCAAAGCTACCAGCACAACCACTTACGTTAGTTTGCTGCAAAACGCGACAGCAGGGCAATCGACAAAATTCGACAACATCTCCGTCCGCGAAATCACCGGCATCCCCGCCGTACAGCCCACCGCAATCAACCGTCCGACTTTGCAGCAAGATGGCAACGGTAGGTTCTACGCGAGTTTCAACGGGACGAATCAGTCGATGGCGCTGTCTAGTGTGCCGTTTCAGATGGCTGATGATTTCTGCATCACGACTTGCATCAACCCAGGAGTACAGGCTGGAAACGGGGCGATCTTTGCGGTGGTTGGGGCAGGGGCGGTAGCCAGAATTGAACTGTATGTAGCAGTAACAACTGGCTTTGCTGCGTTTTATCTCCACGACGATGCAACTGGAATAAGTGCTGCATCTGGTGCAACTGATATTCGCAATTCGCCTTGTGTAGTGACACTTTGGAAAGTTGGAAATGCTAAATACCTGCGTGTCAATTCGGTGCAAGTTGCAACAGATTCAACGGTACTTGGTACAGCTACGTTCACAGATGCCGCATGGGGTTGTCTACCTGTAGTTTTCGCCGACTACTTCAATGGCGGGAATTATGAAGGTGATGCCATCAAAGGCACTCTGACCCTAGCCCAAGTGATCACCCTCGAAAAAGCAGCAGCCCAGAAAGCAGGACTTGTCCTATGAACTCCCCCATAACCCTCATAGTCCCGCTCGCCCTGATCCCGCTGGTCAACGCCCTGTGCTACGCCATCGCAGGCCAAGCAGCAGGCGAGAACATGTTACGCGCAAACGTCAACGAGTCCGGCCCCTGCAAAGAAGTTGACGCGACCCACGCCGTATCAAGCGGTGTGATTGATGCCGACATGGTAGCCCTGATGGCAGACCCAGCAGCCATCATCGAAAAGAGCAAGGGCGCTGTAACGCTGGAGCAGATCACCGCACTGCTGGCCGCTTGCGACATTTCGCAGGACAGCATCAGCGTTGCGCTGGACCGGGTTTATGGGCGGACGCCTGTGGTGGTGCTGCCATGAGCGACTTTGATTTTCCTTCGATGATGCTCGGCGTCTTAATCGGCGTCGGTATCTGCCTGGCAATCATCATGCGCTTCGGTTGTGCATATCGGGGTTGCCTGATGTGCAACAAGTCAGAAACCTAAGCATCTCAGCACGAACGAAACAATTCAAGCCGCTTCAATGCGGCTCTTTTGCGCCCGAAACCGCTAAGGTTTGCCCACATTGCACATTCGTTAGATAGTCACGTTGCATCGCTGTGAAGCGTAGCGCAAATAGGGCATTGCTGTGAAGCAACGCATTCCTGTAAACGGAGAGGACGGGACTTCGGTCCCCGACTCAACCCCTTCAAGCGGCCACTGCGATAAGTGGCAAGGGAAATAAATTGAAGACACAGACAGAGTTTGCACTGGCCCACCAAGTTGACGGCCAACTGACAGATGCCCAGGCTATGCAGATGCTTAGCCTGCCAGAGGGCGATAGCACTACGGTGCAAAGCAACGATCCGCCCGACGTTGCAGCAACTGCAGTAAAGCCAGCGGCTGAAGTGGAAGTGAAATCGGTTGAGACACCGGCACCAGAGGCTAAGCCAGTTTTGCTGGCGAAGGATGGGGTTCACACGATCCCATACGAGAAGCTGACGGAAGCCAGGGAAGCGGAGCAGGTGGCACGCGCAGCGGCAGCGGAGTTGCAACGGCAGTTGGAGGCTTTACAGGCCGCCAAACCAGCCCAAGCGGCACCCGTAGTCACGGATCAGGCCAAGGCGGAAGCGCTGGCAGCCATTGACCCATCTGTGTTTGGTGACTTCTCCGAGGGTGACATTGCAAAGGGAATCCAAGCAGTGGTAGCCAGCCAAACGGCCGCTATCAAAGCTGAATTCGACGCGAAGTTAATCGCTGCCCTGGAGCCAATCCAGAAGCAAACGGTTGAGAGCGAGTCGGATAAGCACTTCTCGGCGATCAATGCAAAGCACCCCGATGTTGAGTCGGTTGTACCGAGCCAAGAGTTCGCCAACTGGCTGGACACCCAACCGAGCATCGTTCGTGGCGCCTACAAAGCGGCCATTGACGGTGGCACTGCGGCAGAAGTGATCGAGGTTCTCGATACCTACAAGGCCGCAACAGTCAAACCCGCTGCGACAACTGGGAAACCAGATGCTGCAGCCGCTGCGCAAGCAGCCATTGCCAAGGCACAGACGGCGCCACCCAAGAGCTTGTCGGAGATTCCGGCCAGCACGAATGTGATGACGGATGAGGTCGGGGCGATGCTGGAAATGTCAGAGGCAGGGATGTTGTCCAAGTTCGACGGGAAGACCCCCGAGCAGATAGCAGCCTTGGTTAGCAGGCTTCTCTAAGCCTTTTTTAACGCAACGCCGGGATGGCGTCGCAGGTCCCTTTGAAGGAGTTTTATCATGAGCGGAACCAACATTCCATACGGCTCGCCCCTTGCAGTTAAGCTGCAGTCGGCTGGCCTTTTCGCTGCGAACATGCAGCGCAACACCACCATTGGGCGTCTGACGGGCAAGTTCCCCCAGCAGGCCGAAGCGGAATCCACCATCCGCAAACAATCCAGCAGCGAGATGCCAATCGTGCGCTGCATGGACTTGCAGAAGATGGCGGGCGACGAGATCACTTTCGATCTGATCAACCCCATGGGCGGCAAGCCAATCATGGGCAGCCACATGGCCGAGGGCCTCGGCTCCAAGATGTCTTTCAGCCAGGACCGCTTGCGCATCAACCAGACCCGCAAACCCATTTCGGCTGGCGACACCATGACGCAGCAACGCACTCCCCATGAGCTGCGCAAGCTGGCCCGCGCACTGGGTGAAAACTACATGAACCGCTTGGGTGACCAGACCAATCTGGTGCACATGGCGGGCGCACGTGGTTTCCACAACAACATCGAATGGGCTGTACCACTGGCGTCTGATGCTGATTTCTCGGAAATCATGATCAACCCCGTGAAGGCCCCCACCAAGAACCGGCACTTCATGTCCACCGGTTCAGGCATCGAGACCATCAAGGCTTCGGGCAACGAAATCACACTGGCTACCACCGATGTTTTCAACGCCGACTTGGTAGATGCCGTGCGCACCACGCTGGACAGCATGGCCATCCCTCCACCACCCGTGATTTTCGAGGGTGACAAGATGGCCACCGACTCGCCGCTGCGCGTGTTGCTGGTGTCCAGCGAGCAGTACACCGCGTTCCTGCAGTCCAACAGTGGCAACGTGCGTACCCTGCAAGCCAACTCCATGGCCCGCGCTCAGAACGCCAACATGAACCCCGTGTTGATGGGTGACGCTTTGCTGTGGAACGGTATCTTGATCGTGAAGATGCCCAAGCCCATCCGCTTCTACAGCGGCGACAGCCTGCGTTGGTGCCAGAGCTACACCACCGAAGTGGAAACATCCACCGACCTGGTGCCCGCATCGTTCGGCACATCCTACGCGGTTGACCGTGCGGTTCTGCTGGGCGGACAAGCCTTGGCTGAAGCCTGGGGCAAGCACACCAAGAGCGGCATGCCTTTCTTCTTCAGTGAGAAGGAATTGGACCACGGCGACAAGCTGGAAATCCTGCTGGGTGCCATCAACGGCCGCAGCAAGATCCGCTTCCTGATCGACCACGGTGACCAGAAGCAATACACCGATTACGGCGCTATTGCCATCGACAGCGTTGTGCGCCTGCAGACCTAAGCGCACTGAAGGGCTGGAGCAATCCGGCCCTTTGTCCAAATACCCAAACACTTTAGGAGTCGATCATGACCACCATTACGAAAAAGAAACTGTTCAGCACTGCGCAGTTCGGACCCACCCCCTACGGCAATGTGACGCAGCACCGTTTCAATGTCACCACCAACGCCAGCGGCGTATGGATCGACGGCGACAGCGCTGCAGCACCCACCGCAGCTGACGAGTTGATCATTGGTATTTTGCCAGCTGGTTTCTTGGTAACCGACTCGCTTTCGATCGTGTCCGATGCCTTCACGGCAACAGCAACCGCAAAGCTCGGTCTGCGCGCTGTAGATGGTGTTACCACCCAAGACGATGCTGATTACTTCCATGCCGCATTGGTTGTGAACGCCGTTGGTCGCTACCGCGCAGACAACACAGCAGTTGCACCGCTTGTGCTGGCCCGCGACATGTACGTCGTCATGGATTGGGATGTTGCCAGCAATGCTGCTGTCGGCATCTTGGACGTGTTCGTTTACGGCGTGGACACAGGCGCACCTTAAGCCGAGCAGTTGGCCTATTGGCAGGGCCTACGGGCTCTGCCTTTTTTCAATAAAACGAGGCATAAGCAATGGACCGCACAAAACTGGCACGCGCCGCACACGAAATCAACCGGGCGTATTGCGCTGCATTGGGCGACATTTTTGTGCCCTCATGGGAAGACGCCGAGCAGGCGCAACGCGACAGCATTCTGGCTGGTGTTGATATGCACCTGGCCAACCCGAATGCCACCCCAGAGGCTTCGCATGCCGCATGGCTGGACGCGAAGGAGGCCGAAGGTTGGAAATATGGCGCGATCAAGAACGCCGAAACCAAAGAACACCCCTGTTTCCTGCCTTACGCCGAACTGCCACCCGAGCAGCGCGCGAAAGATTACCTATTTCGCGCCGTGGTCCACACCCTCAATGGTGAACCAGACACTTCAGTCAATGCTTCTACCGCTCCCGTGGTGATCGACAGCGCTTTCGTCTCGGTCAAGTACATCGGCAAGCGCGAAACCTACATTGACGGAGCCTACAACAGCGGTACGCAGTTCGAGCGCGGGGTTTCCCGGCCCATTCCTGCTGCGCTGGCCGCCAAGTTGCTGCGCCATCCAGACGTCTACGTGCCTGGCGATGCCATCCCCCTGCCATCCGTGGCACCGGATGCTCCGAAGCAGGACAATACTGAAGACGACAACCAAGACATACGCGATGCCATTGCGACCATGGACAAGGACGCGCTGATCACCTACGCAAAAACCCACTTCAACCACACACTGGGCAAAAACAACAGCGTGGAGACTTTGCGAAGCAAGGTAACCGGCCTGTTTGACCAGTTCGGCACCAAGTAGAGGCTGCCGTGACCCTTGAAGAGCTGATCGCCGCACACCGCCGCGACACAGATGATCTGCAGCCAGATTACCTGTCGAGCGACGCGGACATCACGTATTGGCTCAACGAGGGCGAGCAGGAAGCCGCGCTTCGGGCGCGCCTAATCCACGACACCAGCACACCAGCGGTCTGCACTATTGCGGTGACAGCGCCAGCCAGAGTGTTCAAACTGCACCCGGCCATCACCGAGATCACCCGGGCCACGTTCACACCAACCGGTAGCACTTGCGAGCAAGTTCTGGACCTGGTGGACGCCGTGGAGATGGACCGCCGCTGCAGCAACTGGCGAACCCGCACCGAGTTGCCGCGAGAGGCTATCCACCTGGATACCACGCTGCGCCTTGGCAGCATCCCGTGCACGGATGGGACGATCACATTGGAAGCCTACCGGCTGCCACTCAAGAACATCGAGGATTCAGCAACCGAAGCACCGGAGATTGCCGCTGCGCACCACCGGCATTTGTTGAAGTGGACAGAGCACCGTTGCTACTCCCGGCCAGATGCCGAGATTCATGACCCCAGGCGGA